CTGCTGATTGGCATCGCCGGGTGCTCATCTCTCATAAGGTCATTATCTACCGCATTCATTTGTTGATCGGTCATCTTATTAAAATAAGCATTCCTCTCCTCAACGGTTTCTTCTGGAATTTTCGCCAGAATCAAACCACCAACACCGACAGTCCCAGCATGTTGACCTTCCGTAATGGTAGGGAGTTCGTATCCCTCCACTTCTTCTGGCTTCACCGGAACATAACCTTCACGTAAGCGCATGTGAACGTTGGTGCGATCCTCTTCTCCACGGACATGAGTACGTATCCATCGATACCTCATCCCAGGAGGAGCTTCAGGAGCATTCAACAATTGCGGGGGCTTCCATGGCTGACGAGCAGTAGTATCTTCTCGAGTGTTATTGCTACGGGAACTTCGATCAGTACCCGAACTCGAGGATGTACTCTCATCTCCTTGAATTTCCTCGCTCATGATTGCTGTAACCTCATTTTTTGTTTCGCGTATTCCTTGAATGGAACCCCTAAACGTCTAGCTAACTGCTGTTCACTTGGAGTCAATTCAATCCTACGATCATTTTGACTGCGTCCATTTCCAGTTGTGCGCGTAGTGGAGACGACAGTTTGGACGGGTTGTCTGCCATTTCCTGCGTTTGTATTAGGATTAAAAGAATTTGTTAATTCAGAAACTTTCTGTTTAATCCCATTATCCAGTTGAGAATAGTATTGGTCTGATTCAGTGTCAATGCCGCTCTGAGCCAACTCTTGATGAACTTCGAACGCAACGTTGGTCAAACCCTTATTCGTTCCGAACCATTCGTTGTCCGTCGCCCACTTTTTCGCCTTCTCTGAAGGCTCGCTGTAAACAGGTTGTTGACTCTGTTGGGGGGTCTGTTGGGGCATCTGCTGAGCTTGAAGCGTTTGCTGAGCCAGTTCCTGTTGTTGAGCGTTATAAACTTCAAGATTATTTTTATAATCGTCCAACTGTTGCTTGTACTGATTCAGCGAACTGCGGTCGGCTTCAGCACGCGCCAGCAACTGCTGCGCTTCCACTAACGCATCCTGATCACCACTGTCATAAGCTTTTTGCAAAGATGACTTAGCTGCATCCGCCTGAGCATCCACACGATTTTCAAATTCGTCGGTATAATTTTCCTGAACCTTAAGCTGGTCTACTACCGCCGAATTCTGGCTATGGGACAACTGATTCGAAAGATTCTGATTTTGCTCCATCAATTGTTTGGCGTATTGAAGCGCCTGCAATTCACGTCGCTGAAAATCTTTCGCTTGCTTAACCGCTTGATTGATTCGGTTCTGAGCCAAACGGGTGTTTTTGTCAGCTTCTGACAATTCATCAGCAGCTGCTTGAACTTCCTGACTTGGTTGAAAATCTTCTTGAATGGAGTCGTCAGTAACAGGCGCAATGTCTTGCGCCTCTTCTTCACTCAACTCCACATACGTTGATTCTTCCGAAACATCTTCTTCAACACGCCTGTTTTCAGGCAATGCCGCCTTATCAATCTGCTCATCATTCAGATTGGATAAAGCCTCCGATAAAGATTCTTCTGCCATGATGCCCTCCTAAAGCGTTTTGATGTCATCAGGATTTAAAACTGTCCCGATCACTTCATCGTCATTGATGATGCGTACTTCTTCTCCATCCTCTAAAGAGAATCGAGCGCCCGCATAACGTCCCACCAATACCCAATCGCCCTTTTTGCACCAAGGGATACCCGCAAATTTGTTATCGTCTTGGTAAGCCAAGGGGCCAAGTTTCAACACATACCCCACCATGGTGGCGAGATTTTCCCGCTCCATTGTTTGCTGCGTTAAAACAATACCGCCATCGGTAACCCCCTTTCCCATGTAAGGCAGCACCAATAGGCGCCAACCAACAGGGTCGGGCATACGTTCTAGAAGAGATTTATCCAGTAAAGAAGGGTCCAGTACTACATTCTCTGGTTCTGTGTATGCGTCCTTTAAGGACGGGTGTTTCGCGACGGTATCTGGAAGTTCCAGATTACTCATCGAAGTCGTCTCCTTGCATTTGCAATGCTTCTCTTAAGTCCTGACGCAGGGTGCGAAGCATTGATAACTCACCCATGACGTATCTGTATTCCTCAATGGTTTTGATATTGCCACCAGCCAGGAGATCTACGGCTTGACTCTCAAAATCATTGAGTTTTTTAAAAACATACTGTGCTATAGCAACCGCATCCATTTATTTGCGTTTATTCATTTTCCGAAATGTTAACGCAAGACGAGCTTGCCTAGCTGTTTTACCCCCACCCTCTGCCGCTTTCTTAAGCTTCGACAAAGGAATGTTTTGACCTTCTTTCACCTTTAACGTCTTACGTAAGGCTCCTTTTTTAAGGTTTTTAGGAATCCAGTTCTTTGTGGATTTTGCCATTAACCAAATCTCCCGAATCGTGCGGGGATTCCACGGAATCCTCGTTCGCCTTGCAGACCCTGTGCGCCCATCAAACCCTGTAAACCTTGAAGCCCTTGCAGACCTTGAAGTCCCTGCAATCCTTGGAGACCCATTTCACCTTGAAGTCCTTGTAACCCTTGGAGACCCATTTCACCTTGAAGTCCTTGCAGACCTCTTTGGCCCATTAACCCTTGCAGACCTTGCAGACCTCTTTGGCCCATTAACCCTTGCAGACCTTGTAAACCACGTTCACCAGCTAACCCTTGTAAACCTTGAAGTCCTTGCAGACCTTGTAAACCACGTTCACCAGCTAACCCTTGTAAACCACGTTCACCAGCTAACCCTTGTAAACCTTGCAGGCCTCTTT